CGAATACTGCTCCAGAAAACATGATGATGTTTGACAAGTTTAGACAACTTGCAGACGAACAAACAGGCATACCTAGTTACTCTCACGGGCAAACAGGTGTTCAAAGTATGACAAGGACTGCTTCCGGCATGTCCATGTTGTTAGGGGCTTCTAGTTTAAACATAAAGACTGTAATAAAGAATCTTGATGACTTTTTATTAAAGCCTTTAGGAGAATCGTATTTTCAATGGAACATGCAATTTTTTGAAGGTGGTCTTGATGTTAAAGGTGATTTAGAAGTTAGAGCTACAGGAACAAATAGCTTGATGCAAAAAGAAGTACGAAGCCAAAGGCTGACTATGTTCTTACAGACTGCACAAAGTCCGGCTATTGCTCCTTTTGTTAAAATTTCTAAACTCGTAAGTGAATTAGCCTATAGCTTAGACTTAGACCCTGATGAAATACTCAATGACCCTGAAGAAGCAGCTATCATGGCACAAATAATAGGAATGCAAAATGCTAACCAAACAGCAGGCGAAGAAGCTAACCCCGGTGGTCCACAACCCGCAGGTATGGGAGGCTCTGAAGGAGCACCTCAATCACCTCAAGAACTTGGACCAACAGGCACTGGTGGTGGCAACATCGGAACAGGAAATGTTCCGGTTGCAGGGGAAACTACGTTCTCTGGTACACCTAGAGCAGTTGGAGGAACAGGTCAAGGAAGCCCTGAATAGAAGAGAAGATTAATATGGCTAAGAAAAAATTAACAGATTTAACAGGTGATGGGAAAATTACTCAAGCCGATGTGCTAAAAGGAAGAGGAGTATTTCAAGAAGGGGGTGACGTAGACACTCAAATGGAAATGATGCTCGGAGGAGTTGAAGAGGTTCAAGAAGAACCTATGCTTCCTGACGAAGAAATGGAAGAAGATTATGTTGACTATGTTGTAGAAGAAACATTGTCAGACGAAGATACGAATTATTTATTAAACGCTCTCGAAAAAGACGCTAAGCTAAGTGAACTTTTTGACCAAGTAGTCGAGAGTGCAACAGAATTTACTGGTTCTGGGACTGTAGAAGGTCCGGGAACTGGTAGGTCCGATTCGATACCGGCAAGGTTATCGGATGGTGAGTTTGTCTTTACTGCTAAAGCAACTGAAGAACTTGGAGCTGACAATTTAATGTCAATGATGAGAGAAGCAGAACGTGAAGCAGATGAAAGACAACAAGCTCAAGATGGTGGGCTAATAGAAGAAGAAGAAACTGTTACAATGCCGGTTGAAAAACCGCAACAACAGGATATAAGAGTTCAGAAAGAAACTGTTGGAGCTCGTGCAGGAATGCAAGAGCAATCGGAACTAGTTGATGATGAACTTAAAAAATCTATGCTTTCTACTAGACCATACGTAAGGAGCTAACAACCGATAGAGCTACCCTAGGCATAGGCACTTTATCACAATAATAACCGAAAGGCTACCTTTACAAGACAAGCCCTGCAAGTGCACACGCAGCTACCTTGTTAAACGAAGCCCTGAGTAGGAGAAAAGAAAATGACTGAACAAGTCGTACAAGAGGAAGAAGTTCAAGCTAATCCTTATAATAAAAACAAAGCTTGGCATAAAGGAGACGATAAACCTTTTGTTTCATCAGAAAGTTTATTTTACGCTGAAGCTACAGAGAAATCTGAAGTAGAAGATGTAGAAGAAGTCGAAGCAGTTTCAGAGGATAAACCTTATAAGAAACCCGACTATAAAAAACGCTATGATGATTTAAAAAAACATTATGATAGTAAACTTAATGAGTTCAAAAGTCGAGAACAAGAGTTATTGGATGAAGCTACTAAAAATAGAACTGAATACAAAGCTCCTAAAACTGAAGATGAGTTAGAACAATTTAAGAAAGAATATCCTGATGTGTATGAAGTCGTAGAGACTGTTGCCCATATGCAATCGGAGACTAAGGCAAAAGTTCTAGAAGAACGTCTTAGCAAACTCCAAGAACGTGAGCAAGATTTAATACGTCAAGATGCAGAAAAAAGGTTAGTTGAAAAACATCCTGATTTTGAAAATATCAGAAACAGCGATGAATTTCACGGGTGGGCACAAACGCAACCACAGTCTATCCAAGATTGGGTATACAGTAATAGCGATGATGCAGACCTAGCTTCTAGAGCCCTTGATTTATTTAAAAGGGATTTAGGATTGGATGTTTCTCAAGTAAGAGAGTCATCTTCTAAACCAATGACACAATCGGCTGCTGATATGGTTTCTACCAAAACAACAAGTGTAGAGCCTAAACAGGAAAAGATTTGGTCAGAAAAGGAGATTGCTGCACTAAGCATGGATGAATTTGATAGATATGAACAAGAAATCAGTTTAGCTATGCAAGAAGGCAGAATCGTAAAATAAACTATAACTATAACTTAAAGGAGAATGTATCATGGCTCAATTTTTTGAACCTTCAACGGATACCAACGCAAACTTTGCTAACTCCGTAAGTGGACAGACTAATAGTTTCTTTTTACCTTCGGTTTACTCTAAAAAGGTTTTAAACTTTTTTAGAAAAGCCTCGGTAGTTGAAGCTATTACGAACACCGACTATGCCGGTGAGATTTCCGCTTTCGGAGATTCTGTAAAGATTATTAAAGAGCCAGTAATTTCTGTATCAGCGTATACAAGAAATTCTGACACAACTGAAACTAGACTAACTGACCAAGAGCTTTCTTTGGTAGTTGACCAAGCAAATGCTTTCAAATTCATCGTAGATGATATTGAAACTAATATGTCTCACGTCAACTTCAAAGAGGTTGCTACTTCATCAGCCGCTTACTCATTGAAAGATGCGTATGATGCTGCTGTAATAGCTGAGATGTTTGCCGGAGTTTCTTCATCATCTCCAGACCACGTAATAGGTTCTGACAGTGCTACTGCTGACGCTACTATGGCTCACGCAACTAACTCTGTTGACCTATTAGGTTCTGACGGAACTGGTGTTGATGCTCTAGACCTTATGGCTAGAATGGCTAGATTACTAGACGACCAAAATATACCTGAAGAAGGTAGATGGTTTGTTGCACCTCCTTCGTTCTACGAAGAGTTGTCACAGTCTGGGTCTAAACTTCTATCTGTTGATTTCAACGCAGGTCAAGGCTCAATCAGAAATGGTTTAGTATCAACTGGAAAACTACGTGGATTCGACATGTACAAGTCCAATAACATTGCTGCTACAAGTAATGCTAGTGGTAAAGTACTTGCAGGACACATGAGTTCTACAGCTACTGCACAAACTATTCTTTCAACTGAAGTGTTGAGAGACCCAACATCGTTTGGTGACATAGTTCGTGGATTGCACGTATACGGAGCTAACGTACTTAGAGACGAAGCTTTAGTATCTGCTTTTTACGTAGTAGACTAATACAAAAATCGGAGGGGTCTTAACGGACCTCTCCACCTTTTATGGGAGATATAGATGTACGGAACAAAAAGAACAAAAAAAATGTATGGTGGAATGGCTAGAAAAAAGAAAGGTCATGGTGGACGTATGATGTATAAAGATGGTGGAATGCCTAAAGCCAAACCTTGTTAATATGAAAGTTAAAGCACCTAAAGGCTACCATTGGATGAAAGATGGTAAAGATTATAAATTAATGAAGCACACTGGTAAGTTTGTAAAACATAAAGGTGCAAGTCTTACTGCTAACTTTGCAATTCAAAAGCAACATAAAAAATAATGGCAACAACATTTCTTACACTAACTAACGATGTTCTGCGAGAACTTAATGAAATTGAATTAACTTCATCTACGTTTGCTACTGCAACAGGAATTCAAAACTTTGTTAAAAACTCTATTAACAAATCTTTAAACGACATTGCAAATGAAGAACCACAACTTCCTTTCTTTGCAGTTGCAGCTAGTGGAGGAACAGACCCTTTCTATGGTAATGTTACTGTAGCAAGTGTTGCAGGTACTAGATGGTACTTGTTAAAGTCTGGTAGTTCTAATATAACTACAGACTATTCATCCGTTGATTGGGATGATTTTTATATTACAACAATAAATGTAAGTGGAGAAACAGCTCCTTATGTTTCTAAAGGCTTAGAATTTATTACATTAGAAGATTGGACACGATACTTTAGAGATTCAGAAAATTCAGATGACGCTGATTCTCAAAACTATGGAGAACCGAAATATGTTATTCGTAGCCCGGACCATCGTAAGTTTGGATTAAGTCCTTTACCTGATAAAGTTTATAACGTGCATTTTTATGCATATAATGCACCAACAGCTTTGTCAGCTTATAGTGACGAAATAGTATTTCCAGACCAGTATGCTAATGTAATAACTGCTAGAGCTCGTTACTATGTGTGGCAGTTTAAAGAAAGCCCACAACAAGCAGCTTTTGCTTTAGATGATTATAAAAAAGGATTACGACATATGAAATCGAATCTTATAAATCCTTCACCAAATTATATTACAGACGATAGGAGATACTTTTAGTGGCACAGTCGCAACCTTATACAGTTGCATGTGATGGTGGTTTAGTTAAGTCTGCTAACTCAATAGACTTATTAAGAACTCCCGGTGTAGCAAGAGAATTAAGAAACTTCGAAGTATCTACAGAAGGTGGATACAGACGTATTAATGGTTTTGCTAAATACGGTGGAGGTAGTGCAGTACAGCCTACAGGAGGTACAGCAACGATACTTGGTGTGTTTCCATATGCTGATGGAGTTATTGTAGCAGCCGGTACAAATATTTATTTTAGTAACACTGGTACAAGTTGGTTACAGATTAATAGAAGTTCTGTAGCAGGTAGTGGAGATGACCATACAGCCTTTACAGGACGTAGTCCTTC